AACAAGATAGTGAGTTTGGAATGCCTTTATAGGCACAGGATGATGATAATTAGAGAGCCAATAACTGGTCCTGTAAGACCTTTAGAAGTTAACTGAAAGATTCTAGCTTTAGGCAAAGGAATATGTGAGGCTCTCTATTTATTGAAAGGAGTAATATGTTAAAAAAAGGCAGACTTAGTAAATTGAGAAATCAAATAAAAAGAGCTATTAAACTTAAAGATTATCCTAAGGCTGGAATATTGCTTGAAAGATATAAATCAAATGGAGGAAAATTATGACAGTAAGAAAACATATACTTGAAAATCTAGAAACTTTATTCTTTGGTTTACCAAGTAATAAATTTAGAACTTCTGATATACAAGAACTAGCATATGAAGGAAAAAAAGAATTTGGAAAATTTCTTGGTAGTCCTGGAACATATACTAGAGAATTTAGAAGAATGAGAACTGATGGTATTATTAAAGTAAAAAAATTAAATAAAGTTAACAGACAACAAATATGGGAACTAGAAAAAATCGGAAATAAAGAAAATGATGTAGAGGAACCTTTAGATTATTCTAGTGTGCCATTTTAAGGAGAAAATATGATTAAAGAGTATGCGTTTGGATTAGCAAATAGGCATCATTTTGGAGACACAAGTGATGTGAGTAAATATGCAGGTATGTCTCAAGATACTTTTGTATCACTTTGGGATTATGATGCACATGTTGTTGATTATGTTAAAGAAAAAGGTACTCTTTCTGGTTATGATGGTATATTATATATGCCAGATGAATTCATATTAGATGTTGATGGATCTAACCCTGGAAATGCTAAGGATAAAACTATAGGATTAACTATAGAATTAGATGATTTATGTATTCCTTATCAATTATATTTCTCAGGCACAGGATTTCATATCGGTATACCAGGCAATGCTTTCAGATGGAAGCCATGTCCAGACTTACATTTAAAAGTTAAGGACGAATTACAAGCTAGAGGTATATACGAATATGCAGATTCATCAGTATCAGATAAAACTCGAATTATCAGAGTTGTTAACACTCTAAATAGCAAATCTAGTCTTTGGAAAATACCAATTACATCAAGTGAATTACATGAATCTATTGATAAAATACAGGAGTTAGCTAAAGGAAAACGTTCTACATATAAATGGAATACACAAGTTAGAGATAATGAATGTGAACCAGTATTTGATGTGTTAGAAAGAAAAAGTATAGCCAGCGATAAAGTATTTGAAGAAGTAACTCTTGGTAGAAATCCAGATCCTGTATGGTATCCTTGTATACAAAAGATGATGGGAGGCAGTCCTACTGGCTCTAGACATCAAGTTGCATTAAGGATAGCAGCATTCTTGAGATGGAGATATCCAGAACATGTAGTTAGATTGATCATGGAAGATTGGAGACAAAGAGTAGATAGTAATAATGCTAAATTTAAGAAAGAAGAAATGGATAGAATAGTAAGTGATTGCTATGAAGGACATGGAGGCAAAGGTTATAATTATGGATGTAGTGATACACATATGGATAGCCATTGTCAATCTTCTTGTAGATTATATAAATCGAAAGTATCTCAGAATACTATGGATGCTAAGACTATGGAAAAGGAATTAGTTGAATTCTTAAATAGAAATCACAATCCTATAGATATAGGCGAACCATATGATCAAACATTTCCTATATATCCTGGTGAAGTAGTTATATTACAGGCTCCACCTAAGTCTATGAAAACAATGTTATTACAGAATCTAGTTAATAGATTTAAACGTAATACATATTTCTTAGAAATGGAAATGAGTCCACGTCAAATGTGGATGAGATTTGTAATGATTGAAAATAAATGGAGTGAAGAAGAACTCAAAGAATACTATAGCAAATATGCTAATGGTATTAGTGATAATTTCAATTGGTTAACAGTGGACTATAGTAGCTGTTATGCCTATGAATTACAGAAAAGAATACTAATGTTACCACAGAAACCTGAAATAGTTGTTGTTGATCATATGGGTTTGTTTAAAACTCAAAAGAATGATAACAATATGAAGGTAGAAGAGGTATCACAATCGTTAATGGAATTAGCTGTACAAAATAATATTATTGTATTTGCTGTTTCTGAAATTACCAAGACTGCATTCACAGAAGGTATGAATATAGCATCATCTAAAGGTTCATTTAGAGTTGCTTATAATGCTAATAAGGTTCTATCTCTAACGCCATATAAAGATGAGAATAAACTAATCAAATCTTTACACTTAGAAAGTACTGCGAATAGAGAAAGAGAACACTTAGACATACATCTTCCTGTTAAGAATTCAGTAATAGGATAACTTATAAACCGAGGGATATGGTTATTGCTGTAATAATGCTAGCGCCCATATTGGAGGGAGATAAATAGTATAGGTCAATGAAGTATGAGAGTGATGGCCGAAGGTGTCATTAATGTTCATAGCGGGTGAACAGCTCAACACTGCATATGCAACTATTTATCGAGGAAAAAGTGTAGGTTTATAATACAAATAAGAAGGGGAAATATGAATCCATATCAAGAAATAAGAAAAGTACCACTAGATTATAGTGGAATTAAATCATCAGCTTATGCTGTCCAAAGATATGATGAAGATAAAGGATGGAAAGAAGCAGGTGTAGTAGGTGCTAACTATATGTTATTACCTAATCAAGAAGTAAAAGATATAGCAGATGATATTGTAGATAGTGCAGCTATAGATTTTGAAGTAGATAAAGAGTTCTTTAATGGTAAGAATTATATGTTATCATATAGAGCAAAAGAATCTTTAGATACTACAGTTGATCGCAATATAGGTGACTTAAATCTAGGTATTCAATTTTGGAATAGTTATGATGGTTCAAGATCATTTGGATTTTCATTAATGCTTTATAGATTAGTATGTTTAAATGGTATGATGAGCAAACTACATCTACAAAACTATAGATTTAGACATGCACCTGGCTCTGAGGATTGGAACAATCAATTAGAAGCTATGGTACATACTATTAATCTATCACAAGATGGAGAGAATCAAGGCTTAAATCAGATGGTAGAAGGTATAGCAGCTTTAAATAATTATAGATTATCATCTAAGAAACTTGGTGAAGTTAGACATAATCATCTAAAAGAAATACCAACAGGAGTATGGGGTGAAATCACAGATAGATTCCTGAATCCTGAAGGTGAATATTATTCAGATACAAATGGTTGGGGATTACTCAATTCAGCTACAGATATATTGTGGCATAAAGAGAAACCAACTCTTGCATCATATAATCAAAATGCAATCATAACTGATGGATTAATTATGGCTGCAACAACTTAGGGTGATGTGGATTAGTCACATTTACTAATACCCTAAAATATCTTGTTGGGAATCAGAAGCATTCTCTACGTGGTAAAGATGACATATTTCCAATTTGGCCAGTCATCCTAGAGAATAAAGCGAAATGCGGGTAGGGCAACACGGGTGTCGTGTCGGGATATAAATTAAGGAGAAAAAATGAAACATAATGCAATGTTAGGATTAATTAATGCTATATTTGAACAAGTTGAAATAATACATACACAAGGGCAAAAAGAATATGCTATGGATGAAGATAATGTATTTGCAAACTTTGAAAGAATAGCTAATCAATTAAAAATGGACAGAAAGATAGTTTTATGGGTATATCTTATGAAACATATAGATGGGATAGCTTCATATATTAACGGACATAGATCTCAAAGAGAAAAAGTTCAAGGAAGATTAACTGATGCTATTGTATATTTATGTATACTCTGGGGTATGATAGAGTCACATGAAGATGAATATCCAGGTAAATCAAAATATTATTATAACAGACAAGGAGAAAAATAATGAAATCAACTAAAGAAACAACTAAAAAAACTAAAGAAACAAAACCAACTAAAGAACAAAATGATATTAATGAAATATGGGATGAAATAGGAGAGATTAATAAAGCTATTGATAGAATATTCAATAGACTAGGTTTAGAATAATGTCTAAAAGATATAAAGATATTATAGAGAATATTGAAAAATGTAATATTGATTTTATATCAACATTTGATAATGTTCTAAATAAAGAACAATGTAAAACTTTGATTGACATATTTGATGATTTTCATAAAAAACATAAAACAGCACCTGGTGGAGTTGGTGCTGGAGATCAGCAATCAATTAATCTTTCAAAGAAAAAAAGTTATGATATATCTTTTGCTTCAAAAAGTAACAATAAGGAATTAGATGATTTATTTCTAACAATTATAAAAAAGATAAGTATGTATACATATTATTATTTATTGTATATAGGATTTTTTGGAGCAGAATTTGCAGGAATACCATTAGATCTATTTCTTCATAATTTAGAGAAGGGAAATATAGAGGAAATGCCTGATAATATAATGTTAACTGCTAGCTTTTTGCGTTACTATCCTAAGAAAAAAGGTGGGTATTTTGTACCGCATCATGATAATTCTGGATTAGCTACTAGAAGAAGAATTGTAGCAATTATACTATATTTAAATGATGTAGAATATGGAGGTGAAACAATTTTCCCTGTACTTAAAAGACGTATTACTCCAAAAATGGGAAGATTAGCTATTTTTCCATCTTTTATAACACATTTACATTATGGAAATTCTTCACCTGAGGCAAAATATGTAGTAGTATCACATATTGAAGATAGATCTGTAGAAATTATAATTAACAAAGGAGAAACTAATGGCAAATAAGAAAAAACCAACAATAATGGAAGTTAAAAATGTAATTAACAATGTTATCCATTATATGACTGAATTGCAATCAGAGATAAATAAAACAAATGCTGCTTTTCAAAGTTATGTAGAATTT